CAAACCGATCCACGCCAGAGCATCCACTTGGTCGTCATGTTCGCCGTGCGGAAACCTGAGCATTTCGTTGATCAGGTTCGCAGTGAAAGCTGAATCCTTCGGGAAGAGCACTTTACCCTGCTGTAAACGCCCCTGAATCGCTCGGGCTCGGGCTTCCTTATCTCTCCGTCCGGTCTTCAGGTCTTGAAAATACGCCTCGTAGAGTTTACGTTCTTTTACACGCTTTTCGAGGAACGGGCCGATGGCCTGCTCGATGTGCCCTCTCTCTATACCAACTATGGAGGGTTTCCACAACTCATAACTGTCAAGTATCTTTTCGACAATCTGCATACCTGAATATTTGCCCCGAACCACGTCAACAATATACATATTGTCGAGCCGATCGATACCCACAGTGACCCCGACCGTGTAGTCGTTCCGGTCGTTCTGGCCAATGGCCAAGTCCCACGCCTGATAGAAGTTCAGCGCTTTATGGTCTAGGGCCTGTGGGTTGTAATAGTTGATCATGCTCTGGGTGAAGTAGTCACCAGAGTCAGGCGTCGGGTTCTGCTGGTACAGCGCACTCCAGACCCTCGGACCCACCGCACGGCGGATTCTCTCCAGAGATTCAATGGGGTAGCGCTCGGGGTGCAGGGCCTCGCCCTTGTCCCTGTAGACTTCGTCCTCCTCGGCGATCGCCGGGTAGCTGACCACTTCCCACTTCTCGCCGCCAGCGGCCATCTCTTGGATCAGCCAGCCCGCGAGGTCGTCGTCGAACCAGCGGGTCATGATCAATAGTACTCCACCGCCCGGAGCCAAGCGCGTATAAGCCGTGGAGCTATACCAGTCGCGGGTTTGTTCTTTTACGATGTCCGACTTACCCTCTTCGGAGTTTTTGATCGGGTCATCAATAATGAGCACGTGCGCGCCCTTACCCGTGATACCACCGCCGACGCCCGCTGCAACATAACCACCGCCAGCGGTCGTAAGCCAGCTCTCAGCGGACTGTGAATCGGGGTCAAGGTCAGTCTTCGGGAAGATCACGTTGTACGCTTCTTCCCTGAGCATGTTCCGTACTTTACGGCTGAAGCTCATGGCCAGCGACCCTGAGTAGGAGCAGCTGATAATCTCGTGGTCAGGGTGGTTCCCCAGATGCCAAGCGGGCAGGGCAATAGACGCAATGGTCGACTTACCCGCGCGCGGCGGCATCTGCAGGATCATCCTCGGGGATTTTTTAGCGGCAACATCTGCCGAAAACTGTTCAAGTCTCCGGCAGATGTCCTTGTGCACCCATCCGGGCATGTACTTCGGATTGAAGCGTTCCACGAAGGGTAGCAGATGTTTACGTGCTAGGGCACGCTGTGCGAGTTCCTGCACAGCCATTGCGGGACCCGAAGTTGGGGCGGGTGTGCTCGTCGCCGGAGCTTGGTGTGCGGCGATCGTAGGAGTGGGGTCGTCAGCAGAGGCATTACGTGATTCCTCTTCATCTTGTACGTGGTTAGCCATGCAATACGCGCATGGGTCTTCATCAGAACCGAAGAGTGTTTCGGCCTGAAGTTTGTTGCACCCTTTGCAGAGGCGCTTAGCTGGGATCACTGGTGGGGACCTCTTCATACGTCCCCTCGACAATGTCCTCGGGCGGGGCGCGACGCTTGGGAATAGGTGTCAGGTATTCGGGATCAAGGCCCGCTTGTTCGAGGAGCTTGTCATCTGAGAGGCGTTCAGCCTGTTTCTTGTTCGTGATGTTCACTTCGATCTGCTGAACCTTCGGCGCAGCAGCAATTCCGTGGAGTTTCACGAGAGAATCAACCACGTTCTTCATGGCGATCGGGTCTTCCTTGGCTTCGGCCAGCCGATAAGTGTCAAGGTACATCTCGTGCGCGGTTTCCATGGAAAACTTCAGTTTTTCACGGTTTTTTTCGCGAAAATACTCTAGCGCCTGCACGATAAGCGGCTCGTTGAGCCACTTTCCACCGATGTTGGCAGTGGTCCCGACAGCTGTGGACGCTGCACCGAGCGACATTCCGCTGATGATGTAGTGGACGAACTTTTCTTTTTGCCCAGTGAGCATCGCCGGGTGGAACTTGGCATTGATATACGGCAGCTCAGCGCTGATCGCTGTGCTTGTGTAGGGATCAGGGGCCAATGGACTGTCCACCTTGGGTGTCAGGTCGATCTCGTCAGACATAACTACTTGTTTATCTCGATTAACGATAAACTTCAAGCGGCTATTTTCAACTCATCGTAGAGTGGACCGTACTCATCCTGATCATAGTCTCCCCCGTCGCGGTCATCGCCCTCTGACATGGGCTCGGGCTCAGGGAAGAATGGCCTGATGACAGGGGCAATGGGGCCAAGTGGATCGTCGGGGTCAAAACCGGGGGCTAGGAGGAACAGTTTCATGTGCGGGGCTCCGTGAGGAGCGGGTAGTGAACCATGGTTCGGGGTCCGTGGCTACTATTCTTCGTTCTTGACAGCCCGGATATGGTCGCTGGCCCCTAAAATCAGCCGCTTGATGGCTTTATCATCCCATTGATTCTTCGCATTATTATACCAATTGGCAACAATACGCACATTTATTTTGGTATACCCCGCGCCGGGGATTATCTGATCGATAGCGGGGGTTAATGCCTCATATCCGCTGCTAGTGATCAGGTTTGCACCGGTTACCGCGCAGACTGGTACCTGCTGAAGCACCCAATCTATGTCTAAATCGAACGGCCTACCTAATTTTAGGCATTCACTGCGCTTGTTCCATAGTCGTTTAGCCAAGTTATGGTGGAAAGGGGAGAGGTTCGTCAGACTAACTCTAGGCGCACCCCCATTGTAAGTAGATCCCGGCTGTTTACGGTGGGGTTTCTTCGACTTACTTCCGATTTTTCTAGGCATTTTGGAAGATATACCGGGGGGAACCTAAGTCAATTAGGTTCATATGGATAAAATGAAAAATATTTTTTATATAAAACTAAGCATTTGAAAAATATAGATTATTTACCACATCGACAATCTCCCACCTTCTCGCGAATAAGCGATCAGCCGAGCGTGGTGCCCAGCAAGCACGCTCGTCCATCTCGAAAATGAACCTAGCCAAAGGCTGGGTCCCCTTTTCGAGCGTCGTCGCTTACGCTCCTCCGATTGGCACTCGTTGTGATAACAATGGAGGACTATCCAATGACTCAATCGTTGCTAGAGCTTCGCGCCTTCGACATCAGCGGCGAGCTCGTGTTTGCCATCGGCTTCTACGGTGACCACGACGAATGCATTGCCCTGAGCATAGATGCGCTCGTTACTAAATATGGGATGCCAGACGACATGGTGCCCGAATCAATGTTCTCGTGGACGTTGGTCGAGGGTGACCCGGACGGCGACGTTCCGTTCTAGTTGCGAAACCCCTAGCCCTCACGGGCTGGGGGTTAGCACTTGTGGTGATCATCAACGGAGAATTGCTATGATCGTTGCATTTGTGTGTACACTGGCCTGCGTCAGTGCATTTGTGAGTGTGTGTGCAGTTGTCATCACAGGGACCGTGCTGTTTGTGACAGATCTGATCGGTGGCGTATGATAAAGCTGCGGGTCTGGCTGCACGTGTATTCTGTGCTCTACAACCTAACGAGGTGAGCGATGCTAAAGAACTTCGTGCTAGCATTCGTGCTCACCTTCTCACTTTCATTGCTGGCGTACACACTTGTCTGTGCCGCCATCTATGATTTCGCCAACTAACGGAGAGAACTATGATTACCATCGAACAGCGCTCTACATCGCTAATGTCCCGTCGCTGGAACGACGTCAAGGGGCTTGCGGTCACTATCTCTGTCTGCATGCTCGGAGCTTTCATTGGTCTCTGCTTTGATGCAGTTCCAATGCTCTGGGCTGCAGTCGCTCTCGGTCTCACTGCCACACTCGTGATGGTGATACAGATCATGCGCATCGACCTGATGATTCAGGCCTACGACAAATCGATGCAGGACAGTGATTACATCGACTTCTGATGTTGTTGTGATACCTCACCCCTCACGGGGTGGGGTTTTGCACGTTTTGTGATCAATTGTGATCAGATATGATTGTGGAGATACCTATGTTCATCCGTGTCACGAACGCTCGCACCGGCAAACTTGTTACGATCAACCCGAACATGATCGGCATGGTGCAAGATCGCGACGACCCACAGTATCCGACTACCAAGTCAGTCATCATCATGAACGACGGTCGGAACACGTTTGTGCCGTGCCTCGAAGATGAAGACTACATCGCGCGCCAGATCTCTGGTGCCACCGGTGGCGTCGCTAATCGTGGCCAGAGCCAACAAGCTCCGCGCCAAGACATCCCCGACAACACCAACGAACGCTAACTAGCAGTAAGCCCTGCACTCGCAAGAGTGTGGGGCTTATCACTTTATGCGCTCTAACAACGGAGAACGAGCATGTCTAACATCACAGCTATCGTCGCCGCCATCGTGCGCATCCCCGTCAACTTCATCGCTGAGGTTGGTGAGGACATCAAAACCCTCAACGAGAAGGCCGCTGTCAAGCCGCCCAAGCTCGATGACCTCACCGAAGAAGAGGTTCAGGGGTTGCTCAAGCGGCGCGCTCAAAAGGCCCAGCAGGGTACAGGCAAATAATTGAGAGGGAGCCAGCAACACGCTGCGCTCCCTTTCTTAACGTCCAAGGAACATTGGTGCCCGTGTGCCTTGATGGCGGGCAACGAATCATGAACATAGACCGCTGTTAACCAACGGCGGGCAACTGTTCATTAATAACTAGCACTGATCACTAACAGTGGTCAGTGCTCACCCTCTCGCGGAGCGAGCACGATGAGTGTTCATCAACTCATCGTGGACTACTGTGTCATTTATCACACAGTCAACCACTAATCATGAACCATTAACAACGGACCATGATCCACTAAGCACTGACAACGGACTATGGCCACTGATCACGGACTTTGTCCGTGGTTGGTGGTCCGATGTCACCGCTCGGTGACTACGGTCCGTGGCACACGCACGACCGAACATTACAAAACACTTATGCCTGAGGCAGAAGTATTACTAACACTTCTGCCTTTCGCTCGACAACCGCTGGTACATAAGGGTTGTGTACACCGTAAATACTTCTGCCCCACTTCTCGGTGTTTGCCCATATATACATATACATCTCTCTCTATATATACATGCCTGTTTTATAGGAGATAGATAAGGTAAAAGTATAACCATGTACACAAACCATAGACCACGTTGATTTACAACGGATATTTGCTGTGATGCATTTACCCCTATTTACAGGCAGAAATGTTTCATTAAAATAACCCTTGTAAATTGACCACTGATCTTTGACCATAATACTTTTACCCCGAGGAAAATCATGGCCTTCAACATGGAACCCCAGCACGTCAAGCACGACACCATGCTCACCAAACACAAGTCTCTCGATATCTGGTATATCGAAGAACGATATGGTGAGCGTCGTACCGTCCTTGAAGTGTGGACAAACTACGAGTACGCCGAAGACAGATACCGTAAATACCTGTCTGCGACATATTGTCTATATAAACGCCAATGCGCCACGATCAAAACCTTTGACACTTTACGTATGCATCAGATCCCTGATGAGTCATCACGAATCACTGTTCTCTATCAGATGAACAACCGCACCAGATTTGAGCCACGTAAATCTCGCGCCAAGAACTACATAGCCAAAGGACACTTTGACCTATGACCGTAGTCCACGAACTACTACTCATTAAGAAAGACAACAGATACCACGTGTATCTACGCACCGGCCATGAGTATCGTCGCTACTTCTCACGCCGCAAAGGAAAGCAGGCGTTAGACACGTACAAAAGACAACTAAAGTTCCACCTGCCCACAGAATGGACAGCTGTCTATAAAACCATGAGAATAGAAAATTTACCCGATCAACCATATCAGGTAATCAAATCTACCTACATCACGTTTCCTACAATCATCGAGCCGGAGAAAACCGATGACATCGCCTGTCTCTCAACTACACCGAATACACCTAGTCCTTGACCATGATGGCTATGCCATCCAAGAGGAGTTTCAGGGAGCCACACGCCGTCTCGAAGGCCCTTGGCCATCGCTCATAGTAGCCGTCGAACAATTCAAGTATCTCGCACAACTGTCCACTGAAAACTACACACCAAAATCAAAACACTCAGCTCTCGATAAATACATCGAGTCATACCTCAAGTTCCCACTCTGGGGACCCGGAGCCACTGTCCTCAAATCAAAGCCACAGTACCCGATCAGTCTCGAGAGCTTCACGTTATGAAAGATCACCCAGATGATCCCTTCTGGGAAATGATACTCATAGGAATAGCAGGGCTGCTCCTATTCTTCCTAGCATTCATGCCAGCATGGAATCTGTATAACTAGCATGACACACAAAACAGCACTGATCATAGATCCTGAATGGAGGCTTCAGCCGCCACCCGTAGATATCAATCATTACCAAGCTCATGTGAAAACTGAGCTTGGTAAACTACCACCAACAGACTTCCTCATGACAGCCTGTTCCCGTGATGATGAGTACTGGGTACCAACCCTGTTCCAGACAGCAACAAACTGGCAGTATCCTGCTAACGCGGGCTATATGGTCGGAATACCCAGTCCCCATTTCCCGAATGCTCCTAATCAAATCAATCGATGGAATCGTAAATGCTGGCTCAACTACAAGATCATGAGCAACAAGCTCACAGAACTAAATAAACAAACCAAGCAATACACACGTATAGCTACTGCTATACCAATCAACACAGCCTCTGGTCTCATAAACGCCACCGCAGGCAACGACGCTATCATGCGTATGTTGACCAACACCAAGCACAAGATTGATCAGATCGTGATCCTCGATCCGTACAACACCATCGGTACCGGTCTAGCTAGCTCATACAACCAAGCATCCATCATGTACGAAACACTAACAGCATGGAATTATGCACAGATGCATCCGTCCATACCATGCGCGGTGATTGTGTGATGCTTGGACATCCCGGATGGGATGGACACGACCTCATCGCTTACGCGATGTGGATTGACACTTGACCATGGGTCGTGGATGGAGATCATCCCATTCACTACACGGAGAAAACTAAAATGACTAAAACCAGATATCACTATCACAAAAACGGAGCCGAACCCCCAATCGTTGAAAACAATCCTTGGGTCCTAGTGTTCGGTTCCAACATCAAAGGCCGTCACGGAGCAGGCGCTGCACTACTGGCAACAACGTTCTACGGCGCACGCGGCGGAGTCGGCATGGGACAGGAGGGCAGATCATACGCCATCCCTACCAAAGACGAAAACATCCAGACTCTCTCACTCAAGCGTATCAAGGAATACGCCGATTCAGCTATCCGCTACATGTCTCACCGAATCGGTAACGCTCATCAGAGATACTGGTTCACTGCCATCGGCACAGGTCTAGCTGGTTACCAGCACGAAGACATCGCACCAATGTTCGAAGGATTCCGAACGTCAGTCGTCGGCAATCTCACCGAACACCTGAGCTTCCCCGAAGAATGGTTCGAATTCCTCGAACCAGACCTCTACCATAAGAACAAGCTCGACAATCTCCTGTTCAAGGAGGCACCCTCATCGTTGGACCTGAAATCCAACGTAGACGCACAGACCACTGATATCAGGTGATATCACAGTCCGTGTCTCGCGGAGCCCCACCACCTCCGGGTGTGTGGGGTAATCCACATGAGCAGCACGGAGAAAAAGCTCATGAAACACACAGGTCCTTGGATTATTGAACTAGGTAAGTATCACGGCGGTAACTTAAGCGTACAACTACGCAGCCCCGGATCATACGAACCATATGCTACACTCAGTGTATGGGTCGAAGGCTCAAAGCTCGCACCTGACGAGTTCGTCGTCAAGAACTACAGCGAAAACGCGGGTCTCGGAGATCTGTCACTCTACAACGGATCGTTCGAAGACACTGGCCGCCGCATCGATCTCTCACGCTTCGTGAAAGATCAGCAGATCTGGCGACTAGCCCCTGCTACACAGGATCTCACATCAAGTGAGTAGCCGTACCGGACGGCGCATCCGGCAACTTAAAGAAAGGTCTCGAATCGAAAGATAGAGCCATTCAAAGTTAACGCAACAGACACACAATCCATGAACCCCTGCACCTTTGGTGTGGGGGTTTAGGGCATTGGACTACACTGATTATTTCACTTAACACAGGGGACACTAATGGATATCGTAAATCATAACCATCCGATGCTGGTCATTGACCACTTCGAGGTGTTCGCTTCACATAATCCCGGCATGATGGTACTTCATGCCACTGGTTATTTGATGGACACTGATGCACCCGCATACGTCGTCTTCCCCACAAAAGAAGTTAATCTGAAAACTTGGGTGGAAGACCTCATCACCCATACTAAAGATGCTCCTCACATCACAAAACAATTACTCTACAAGGGTCTCGGAGAACCCGTAGCTAAGCAGGTGATGGCGATCCATAATCTCTAAGGATCATGCCAATGAAGTATCTATACAAACCAGAAACGAAACAGTTCAAACAACTAACAACAAAAGAGACCCAACCAATGATTTCAGGAAATCTGCACCCCGACAATGTCGCTGATCTTGACCGCCGTGTTGAACCAATGGTTCAAGCACAAGCTCCCATTCCACCGGCGGAACAATATCCTCAAGATCCGACAACAGATCCTGATATCATCAAACGACAAACTACACAGAACGATTACCCCAGCTGGGTATTCTACGAATACCTACTCAGCAAATACTCGCTCTGGGGTAAGCCTTGGCCAGATGGCAAAGAACATCTGATCCCCAAGAAACAGTTTATAGCCAACGTCGTTGGTATGCACATCGAAGGCGAGAACACAATCGGTAAAATGATCGAGCTCGCTCTCGCCCCATCTAATCTCGGTAATACCAACATTCTTCTCAGCGCCTATACGAC